CTCCATTAATTTCAATCTCATATATAGTTCCGCCTCAAACTCCCACTCTTGGACGGACCAATCGAAGCCCGAAATATCTGCGCAAGCAGCTATGGCTCGACTGGATTTCATTTTGAGATCAGAGAACAGCTTTTGAGCCTGGTCTCGCAGGGCTAGGCCCATGCCAGGTTTGGAAGGGATCTCAGACCATAGGGAGATTTCAAAACGATTTTGCGCTCCGAAGAGCAATCTCTCAACGATCTGGTCCACGACGGAAACTGATGATATCAATCGATATCTACGTTGCTTCATCTTCTTCCGAGTATGCGGCTCCTGTTTTACGAATATCCTAACAGGATCGCAGAAGCCATTCTCCACTAGATCAACTGCGGTAGCGAGACTAAGATCAGCGTCTGAAGCAAGAAGCAACAGACGTTCGTAAGCGCAGTTGACCAGCATGAGACTGTGTTTACTGATTAGCTCCTCATTAGTAGCAGCTATGGCTGCGAAAGGCGCCCCGGGGGAGGCATCGCGCTTGATTTCTGTACGAACAATTGACAGCAAGCGTTTCTTCAGTTCCACTTCATCCCATGAACGAAGCACGGGATCAACTGGCCCTCGGGGGTACTTGAGCAGCAACCGATCGCAGGCCTCAATTAAGTTTGGCGGGGCTGGTACTGCGCGGTGGTTTTCTGCTTGGAGGGTAAGGGAGGCATACTCCGCGGCGGATCCGCGCTCTGGCCACGAATATTCGTGGAGCTCGGAGAAGCGCTCCTGCGCTGCTTTGACCGCGGACGACGGGTTAGTGGCTTGGCACTCTCTGAATCGGACGGCTGAACGTCCAACTTCGTGGAGAGGCATGCCAATTGGCTCCCCAATTTCTCTATCAGTGTATTTTCCAACTCGGCTATTGCCTTCTGAAACTGGTGCGTTAACTCCAGACGCAGATGCGCCTGGCTCTCCTCGAGTCTGGTTTGCATCCGTTTCGTATTCTCCGAGGCTTCCTGGGCGTAAAAGTACGTGTCCGACATCCCCTTGTCCAGCTCGTCCAACTGCCGGGTTAGCTGCTGGGGAAGCACCGAAGGTGCGTCTGGTGGGGGGGCCGAGGAAGTATTCTCGGTCTTGGCCTCCGTAGGCATCTCCTCCCTCGCTGGAACCTCCAC